TAAGCGTATTCATATGTACCAGGGCTATGCGAAAAAACTTGCTAACCCTTCAAGAACAACTTCACTTTCAACTTTTGTATTTGGATTTGTTACTTTGATTTTATGTGATAATTTAGGCATGGTCTCAAAGAACTTCTCAATGTCTTTGAATTGAGATGAATTCATTTGTTCTAAAAACTCTTTCATCTCTTTCTTAGTGCAGTCATCTGCTGCCCATACTTCCTCTTCAGAATAAATTTTATCCACACAAGATGCAATCAAATCAAATGATTGCTCCATTACATTCTTATCTTCAAAGTCAAAATTATTTTTAATGAACTGATCAAGAGATGGATATTTCATTTCCATCATGAGACTATCATCAATCTTTATCTGCCTTGTGTGCTCATCATTGGTCTGAACATGAATGTCATCCAAATCAATCGTAACAGGAACCTCTGTTGTCTCATCATCTGGGCAGATAATATTCAACTCAATAGTTTCTCCTACAGATTTTCCCCTAATGTTAAGGAACAAGAATTCGATATCAAATGTGGGAAGGGTCTCCACCTTGATCCCCTTGGTTTGAATACAACCCTTAATGACTGCTTTGATTGCATTCGTAATTTGTTTTGTATCTTCGCTTTCTAATGCGAGGACAAGAACTTTTTCCTCTTTAACTAAAAAAGGTCTGAACTTAACTGATTGACCAGTAGAAGGTAGTTCCAACTCATATGTTGGCG